AGCGGCCAGATAGTCGCTTCGTCCGGCAGGGGACGCGGCTAAATCGTAATCACCCCAAATGCCGCCGAGCCTGGCCTGACGCGACGGGTCGATGGTTGAGAACCTTATATCGGGCTTGTCGGATCTGAAGGCGCCAGCGATTGCGCCAGGGATGCTGTTACCAGGCATGACTCAATCCTTACGCTTTAAGTTGCGGCACCGCAACGGGTTTTTTCACGAACCAGGAAAGGCACTCGCATAGAATCGGCTTCAGCCGCTCTCTTTCACAGAACTTCGTCACCGCAGTTTGGACCCCGCATTTGAAGTGCGGATCGTCGCGGTCGTAATAATCGTGCCCGCCAAAGACCGCGCCAGGCTTCACTTTCGGCCACCAAAGGCCGATGTCCCTGGTGATGTTTTCAAGGTTGTGATTGGCGTCCAGATACACGAAATCCAGCGACTCGTCGGCGAACATCCTGGAGGCTTGCTCGGAGGTTTCGGATATGAAGAACTTGTTTAGGTAGGTTTGGAGCCTTGCCGCAGCCATGCTCCTTGTCGCCTCGTAATCTACCGTGTTGGTGCAGTCGGTGTAGATGTCCTCGGACCACCGGACGTACGGATCGACGAGGAACAACCGGGCGCACTTCCAGCGCTGAAGGATCTTCTCTGCGTTCTCCCCGTAGAGCACGCCGACCTCGACGCCGTCACCGTGCAGCCCCATTGAATTGAGGAGATCGCCGATCTGGTCCCGGTGGGTTATTTCCATCATGGCGGCAGATTCCCAGCGCTGAGCAGCGCTTCTGCGAGGAGGTTTTTCAGCCGGTCATACGACAGCTTCTGGCGATCGTTGAAATCTATCACGGCCTTCTGCATCTCCGGGAACCGCGCGAATGGAGTCACGTCAATGACCGGCGCTTCGCCGAGGCTGAGAGATTTTAGACTCTCAGATCGGCGCGCGATTCGGGCTACATCAGAGGCGGTAGCCATTACCGATACCCGCCTTTCACCTTGAACTTGCCCTTGCGCTTTGTCGGGATCTTTTCTCGCCTGGCGATGTCGTCGGCGACTTCTTTGAACCAAGAGGGTCTTTTCTTTTTCATGCCTTCGGTCTTGACACTACTTCCGGGCTCTGCTTCACTCAACACCAATCGAATCGTAACTCGATGACTCCTACACAAAAACTTTGCATCCGTTTGCAGGCGGGGGCAGCCCTTCCTGGGCATTCCCGTTACGACGCCGGTGAACGGATGCGCGTACAAAGGACAAATGAAGAAAGCAGTTCTTCTTCCCTCATCCCGCGCTACTGACAACGGCGAAAGCGCGGACACGAAGACAAAGCTCACCGCTAAAATGGTTGAGATTCCGAAGCTGCGAGTGCGGCAAATCGAGATCGAGATCGTTGGCATTAGTCCGATCATCATTCACGCTTGGAGCGCCAAGGCCATTGCGATGATGCTGGATAAGCAACTCGGCAAGCCATCCTCCGGCCGCACCAAGCGCGATCCTCTGGAAGATTTCAAGCAGGCTTGTTATTACCTGCCGGACAAGCAGGGGCTCGCGTTCACAGCCGCAAGTTTGAAAGCGTGCCTCGTGACGGCGGCAAATGACGTGTCACTGAAGCAAACAGAGACTCGCAGAGCGATCCATGTCTGCGGAGAGTTCATCAAGATCATCGCACCGCCGCTGGACGAAAAGCGGTACACTGAGTGGGACATCAAACTCAAAAAAGAACTCAAGTGGTATCACGATCTCGGATGCTCCATGCGCCAGGATTTGGTGAGGCTTGAGTCGGGCGTCGCTGATCTTCGGTTCCGTCCGATGTTTCCGGTCTGGTCAGCTAAAGCATTGCTGGAATACAACGAATCCATGATGACGGCAGGTCAGGTAACGAATCTGGCGAATGCCGCCGGCTATGGTGCTGGCCTGTGCGAAAATCGGCCGTCTGCGCCGACGTGCAAGTCTGGTGAATTCGGGAGATTCAAAGTGAAAGAAGGTTAATATGAGCGAAAAACAAATCGAGGTTTCGTACACGTCGGCACCATTGACGAAAAAGAAAACGTCCGCTTTGGTCTCCACGCTGGAAGGCTTATACCAGAAGCGGAAGGTCATCTTGGCGTCGGATCTCGTAAAGGAAGTCGCCGCCAAGAATCATCCGCTCCACGGAGAATTCGAATGGAACAACACGAAAGCAGCAGAGAAGTATCGACTCCACCAAGCGCGCCAGCTCATTGCCAGCGTGCGAATCCGAATTATGGACGATGGCGTGCAAGTCGAACCGACGAGGGCTTACGTCAATGTCCGACCGGAGGAAAACGACAGCCTTGGCCTTCCTGCTCGCGGTTACGCCCCAACCCTGTTAGCGATGGGGTCAACGAATCACAAAATGCAGGTGCTTCAGTACGCTCATTCGCAGTTAATGGGCTGGAAAAAACGCTTCGGGAATTTGAAAGAATTTGCCCAAGTCGTTTCCGCCATCGAGCAAACGAAGGTTTGATTCGGCAGTTTGGTTGAGTTCCGAGATGTACGGCAGCGTTTTGTTGTGGTAAGGTCTGCCAGTTGGGTCGGGTTTAGGAAGCCTTGAAGAGGCACGTTAGGTTGAGCCAGTTATGTTGCGTAGGCTGCGGCCCGTTCCGATTCGTTCAGATTGGTTCCGCCAGCTTCGTTTTGTCACGCATGATGCGGTAGGCTCTGGTTAGTTGAGCCAGTTTTGTTACGGCATGGAGCGCTCAGTCGAGACTGTCGGGGTCAGGTTAGTTTTGTTATGCCAGATGCGCTGAGCCGAGTCAAGAATGCCGAGCTGCGTTTAGTTATGTCGGGGCAGTTTTGTTGCGGTGGCCAAGCTTCGGTCAGGCCAGTTCGGTTCCGGCAGATGTGGTAAGTCCAGCTAGTTTTGCAAGGGTTAGGTCTGTTGAGCCAGATGAGATTGGCAGGGCAACCGCTTGTTTTGTTCGGTTTTGCCGGGCCAGTTGAGTTAAGTCGGGGAAGTTCCGGCATGCCACGTTGTGCTATGCCAGCCTTGGTTAGTCCAGTTAAGTCGGGCTGAGCAATGGATGATCCGCTGGGTTACGGTGAGCCAGATGTGGAAGGTCGCGATGCGGACGTTGTGCTTCGATCGGGTATGATGAGTTCAGGCAGTTTTGTTTAGTTCCGATCCGGCGTGCAACGTTAAGGTTCGTTCAGATTGGCCAGTTTAGTTTAGTTGTGACCGTATCGTTGCGGCTAGGTTCGTCTTGGCAGGTCGCTAGATCGGGAGATGCGAAAGTGTCTCCCGATTTTTATTGTTCGGCCCTTGCGACATCCAACTGAACCGAAGAAAAACAACTGCCGCCGCCCGTCCCGAGGATTCGAAGTCTGTAAGCCAAGAATTTACCGCGGACAGCCGTTGGAAATCTGGCGTCTGGTGTCGGCCTTGTTTGATTCGCGATGTGTTGCGCAGCCGTAAAGTCTGTGATGCATTTCAACGGCACCCCTGGCTGCGTGGTTCCATCTGGCTCGACGATTCGAATGTTCCGCCACGTCATGCAGCTCGCCTGAGTTCCGAAAGCGATGTCCGCGTAGAGAATGTTCGGCGTCGTCTGCAAGTCGGCTTTGAATTCCGTCTTTAGCAGGCGACAATTTTTCTCCGCGTCGATGTTCAAATTTTCGCTGCCAGATTGGAGGATCGTGGAATACCCTTTCAGGACGTAGAAACCGTTCTCCAGCATTTCGCGGTAGTAAATTGTATCGGCCCATTCCTTCAACGCGCGATCCGTCGCCGACGCCATTACGAATCGCCTTCTCCCCGTGCACAGCGCACAAAAATCCTCAGGGTATTTGTTCGCCAGCGCCGCGCACAGCGAGTCTGGATCCGCCGGAAGGTCTGGATTCTCGGTCTCGTTGTAGATCGATGTCGGAGCCGCAATCACCGTGATCGGGTCGGTGGCCGGGTCGCCTTCCTTTATCGAGGGCGGCATCTGTTCTAGATCACACACGCCCATCTGCACCAGCCAATCGCCAACGGTGGGCAGCCGGTCCGATTCATAGACGCAGAACGCGGTGAAGCCGTGATCCACCAGGTCCGCGGCCTCCTGCCCTCTGGTCAGATTGAACACCAGCGACACATCCGGGCATGTTTTGTCACCAGACGGCCAACTAAACCACAACTCTTTCAAGATCGAGTTGTAAGCTCCAGAAACCAAATCGCAGGCATCGTTATTCAAGCCTTCATATTGAGTCTCGAACTGGTCGATGCCATCGAAGATCAGCTTGCTGGTGGCGCGCATCCAGGGGACTTCAAGCGGGTTCGCGTCGGAGAGCGTCATCACCATCAGCTTGTCGGCGGAGAGATAGAAATGCTCGGTGCCGGTGTTCACCAGGCTGAACTTGTATTTCAGTGCGTCCTGACCGCGATAAATCTGCTCGAAGTTGAACGTCTTGCCGGTGGAAACCAGGGAGCCGCGGTGAATCGCTTGGTCGGAGTAAATGTAGATGTAATCCCCCAGCACTTCCATGCGCAGGATCCGTTCCCCGGAACCGATGTCCTGGAGTCCGGCCAGGGAATCGGTGGTCGGGATGAATGAGATCGCGTTCTTAAAATCGCTCCAGATGACCCGGTGCGGGAAGTAGGCTCCGTCCTGTTCGACGTCGGCCAGGAACATAAACCCCTTGAACTCGCACACGCAGCCGGCCTTGGTGACTTTGAGATCCTCCAGATCAGGAATCGGCCGCGCGCTCCACAGATCGCAGTTGCTTCCGTCGCCGGGAACCACCGTGTCGTCGAAGAACCAGAACAGAACTGGATCGAAGCCGTTGGTGATGACCAGAATCGAGTCCAGTTGCGCGGATAGAAACCGGCGCTGGCTGCAGTTCTCGCAGTCCAGCGCCGGATCCACGAATCCTCCCAACCCGTCCGCAAGTATCCGCCAGTTGCCAGTCGGTTCGTTCAGTGCGTAGAGGCGACTCTTTGTTCCGGCCACGAGCTTTCGGAAGTTTCTCGGGCTTCGGAACTCGGCCAAGTAAGTGATGGCCTCCCGGCAACCGCCGCGAATGAGGGGCACGTCACCACAGTATGAATACTCGTATCCGAACTCAGGCGAATAAATGGCCTGGTAATCGCCGAATGGATAGCCCTGGACCGTATATCCATCGGTCCCCGTGTGGCACATCGTCCGGTAATACACAAACGGCGGCCCGGGATAATAGAAATAGGCCCAGCACGCGTTGGGCGTGAAGCTGAGATTGTACCCGCCAGTGTAAGGATTGCCCAGGTGATTCAAGCTGTCGGACTTGACCGTGCTCGAACCGCTTATGTACTCGGACGGGTGGTAGTACTGGTAGGCAAAATGATCCAACGATCCCCCGCCGGTCAGAAACTCGGAGTAGGACACATAGTACACCTGCTCTCCCAGCAAAGCATCGTGTAAATCCTCGTTATTATAATTCTGATTCACGCCATCTAAGAATTTCACCCACCCACCCCGTCTGCATCTTTTCCCAATGGCGCGCACGCTGGCATTTTTAACGAGCGTGAAACTCCCAGCCCCAACCTCATCCGGAAGGGATCGCACGTCGAAGATGCCGCTGACCGGCTTAATCGGAATCAGTTTGAAAGCGGAAGGCATGGCTGCTTTTTGAGTTGATTCCGACGCCGAGTTTTCCACGCCTTGATCATTCCCTGAGATCGAGTGAACGGAACAACCGAGACCCCGTTTCTGGCTAGCACTCTCATCACATACTCACGGCTGGTTCCAAGCAGAGTTACAACATCTCGAATTGAAACCTCGGGAGGCTTGTAAGCCGCGACAATGACATCATCGGGCACGTGGACCCTCCCTTTAACTCGGTCGAAATATTTCACCATCGCATCAGATCCGCTAGTGCTGACACCTTGCTTGTGAAGCTCTCTGGCCACCTGCACAACACCCATCTTTAACCGGGCAGCGATTTCTTTCACACTGAGTTTGTCTAACAGATACAGCTTCGGAATTAAATCTCTGCGCTCGGCTTCGGCGGCATCCTTTCCTTTATAGTGGGCCATGTGGCCAAGGAGGAATTGCTGCTTTCTGGCGCACGCTAAACTTACAACCTCCGCCAACCTCTCAAGAGCAACTCTTTTTTGAACGACTAAGTTGTAAGTGGTGCTCCATTTTGGGTTTTGATGTCGAACCGTTTGCTTGAAATAGTCGATGCCGAATGTTTTGAGGACATGCTCAGCCGCTTCGATAATGGTGGCGTCCGTGTTACATATTGAAACTCTCCTTGGCATCTTGTGACCGCCGGGAGTTCGAAGTTTCTCCGGATTGGATACGCACCCTTCCCCATCGATCATTCCAGCGAGCCACCCTGCGGCGTAGTCTAGATTTTTGAAGAACATGGCTGATTCTACGCCGCCCGCCTTCCGCTTCAAATCAAATCAGGTCTTTATAAGATACTGCGCACAAAAAAATGGCTGGAGGCTGGAGTGCGCATCAGCCGCCGTCGCTGCGGCCAGCGAATCGCTGGTGCCCAATCTTCCGCTGGCAATCGCCGGGCCAAGAGCCGGAACGCCGGTGACATCGATCTGGTGCGTGCCAGTGCCCACAACCGTTCCAGAGGACCAAGGCCGGATACAGAAGGAACCGTCAACCAAGGTATCCTCGGAACCGTCGCCTACCCCGTGAAAATGCCGCATCTCCGCTGCGGTCAAAACGTGCTCCGCTTCCCCGCCCTCAGCAGCCATAGCGTACGCCGGATCGCTGCCGTCGTAGCCGACGATGACGCGTTGACGTAGGTCCGGAACATTGAACGTGGTGGTACCATTCCCGGCGCCCGCGGTCGTCCCGATCACGCTGAACAACATGGCGTAATCCGTTCGGCTGACTTCTTGTCCGTTGCAGTTCAGCCAGCCAGCCGGCACCACTGTGCTCAGGCGCGGGATTATCATGCCCGTCGGTATCGACTGCACCTCGTTGATGAAGACGGACGAGACGGTCCCGTCGTCGTTGAACATATAGTTCACCCACTGGCAGAGCAGCGCTGGCAGCTTCAGAAACACCGCCAGCAGCCGGTCGCACAGCGAGCTGGTCGCCGATGGGACGGTGGCGCAGAGTTCGGATGGTCGAAATGGGAGTGGCATGATTAGTTGGTGGAAACGCTATTCCCCGCAATCAGGAGGGCCGATTTGTCAGCCGCGCCCTGCCCGGCAGGTGCCGCGTTCGTGCCGCCGTCGAGGGTTATGTACGCTCCAGTCACCCCGCTGGCTACCGCGCGCGCAAGGATGTGATTCACCGAGGCCACGTTCAAAGCGCAGCCGTCGAACAAGTATCCGCGCCCGTTCTGAAACACAAGATTCGGAATCGACACCGTAGTCAGTGACGGGCAGTTGTCGAATAGCAACGCGTGCTGGATCATCGTCGGCGTGATCCCATTGTATTGAACGAGCTGCGCTGTCTGCCCGTTTACCGTTGTCAGCGCCGGCAGGCTGATGCTGGGGATGACTGAGCAGTTGGCAAAGTGGATTGCCTGATCAACTTGGATCAGCGAGCCCAAGTTCGCACTGGTGATTGGACGGCTGTCCATGAACAATCGCCCAGTGACGCGCTTCAGGTTCGCAAACGCGATCGAGGTGACGAGAGTTGGGTCGTCCGAATCGAGATCCCCGAATGCGAGACGCAAATCCGAGATGGAAACCGCTCCGGTTCCCAGGTAGATAAGATCCTTCGCCGCGCACCAGATGTTGCTGAAATCCGATTCCGTCGAACCGCTGACCGCGCGAACCTTGTAACACCACTTATCCGCGCTCGCCATCGGGCTCGCGTCCTCATAGGTGTCCAGGCTGCCGGATACCGCCGCCACCTCCGCATACGCCGCGCCGTTGACGCTCCTCCAGATCTCGTCGGTCTGAGGCGTTGTCGCCTGCGTCCAGTCGACGATGATGTTGTCTGACTCGGATTCGATGTTCAGGTCCATGACTGGAACCGAAACTTCGGACGGATGACAGGAATCGCCAATCTCCGTCGGGTAATTGTTGTCCGGATACATCTGCACCAGCTCAGACATATCCAAGCCTTCCACGCAGATCCGGGTGGCGCGCGGCTTCAGGTCCTGTTCCTCGCGGAAGATGATGTCCCCGGCCTTCATCCGGTACTCCGCATAAAGTTTATCGGCGGTGGCCTGGTCCTTGTCCACGCGCCGGGCCAGCTCGCTTTCAACGTAGATCGCCACGGCGTCCTTCAGATCATCGTCGTCCGGCACGTAATCGTTGTCCAGGTATGATCTCCGGATCCCCCTCCAGTGAACACCCACCACGTAGCCGCACGGGAACCTCGGAAACAACCAGAGCTTCTGGTTCGGCCCCACGGCGAAATACTTGTCCGAAAGCCTGAACGAGCAATCGTCCTCGGGACTTGCCGCAAGGTAAGGCGGCTGGCAGCCCGTGGTCCCAATGACCTTATCTCCGCAGTAATACGGATTCGCCACGTAGAGCGACGGCGATGAAAACATCGATTGCCCGCAGCAACAGCTTCCGGTCTGGTGACATCGGCAGTGCTCGTAGAGGCAGGAAAGTTTTTCCAGCGAAGCCGAATCGTAGAAATGGCGCTGGCAGCGGCAGGAGGGTTTGAAGGCGTACACCGCCCCGATCCGGCCACGGCACGCTTGAAGTATGGATAGGCCGCAATCATCCCAGCTCTGGTCCTTGTCGTAGAAGTTGACGTTAACAAGCTGGTACGATTCCACGAAGGTCTGGAGCTGGATCAGCGCATTGACGATGAAGTTCCTGAACAGCGGCACCCGGACTTCCGCCTGGCCGTCCGGAAACACCAGCGTGTTGATCGCCGTCCTGAACGCGCTGAATGTGATCAGGGACATTATGGAGCGCTTGGAGCACCTATCGGCTGGGCTGCTTCAGTGCCGCCGATGGGAGGGAGGGGCGGGGTTGAGAGGGGCATCTTTGGAACCTTGCCAACCTTCGGCTTCGAGAACTGGCTCGGCGTCGCCAGCGGCTCAACCTTCTGCTGGTTGGCCTGCTGCTGCGCGCGCCCGGGCCCTGCAACGACGGTTGGCTGGCCGGGGGCCATCCCGCTAACGACGGCGGCTGCGCCCGCAGCACGAATTGCTTGTAACTGCTGGAACGGGATTGGCCCCAATATCTCCCGGTCCTTGGGCTGCGATGAGTTCGAAGACTGCTCTAAGGCTTTTTTTTTCTCGACCCACGAGTTGTACTCTTCGGCGCTCAGGGCGACGACTCCGCCGACGTGCATCTTCACCGACTTGTCCAGCTCCGTTGTCAGGTACTGGTCTTCGGTGGCGAGCAATCCGTAATCTCCGCCTGCGCTTTCAAACGGAGCCTTGGCGCCGTTCGGGAGATACAGCGGGCGGCTGGTTTTTTCCTTTAAGAAGAATCGCATGGGGCACTTTGCTACTTATGTGGGCGGAGGGCAAGAGGGGATTAGCATTGACTTTTCAGGCCGTTCGTTTAGGATCGCGACGAGCATCTGGTTTAAGCCCAGATGCCCGCCACTTGCAAACAGTGAAAGAACCACCGTATGCCAAACACACCCACTACCAAACTCACCCCAAAGAAGCAACGCCTTCTCGACCCGCCGTGCTACGCCAACGCGAAATATCTCGACGTTCAAAAGCACTGGAAACAACTCAGCCCAATTTTCAGGTCTCCAAGAGCCGCCTGTATTTGGCTGCCGTGCATGATCGAGTATTGGCAAGTCCGAGCCCACGACCACCATTACGATTACAACCCACCGCGAGTGGAGCCGTACTGCCCGGCTATTTTTGACTCCTGCGATTGGCGATACAACCGTCCAAAGCCTGGGCGCGCTCCTGAGTTTTGGGACTTCGTCTGCCACAGCGCCTGCCATTGGATCGTTGACCTCGACTTGTTTGTCGCCATCAATGCGTATCCGAAAGTCCGCTGGCAAATCCTTTCGAGCAACCGCCACTCGACGGTCTGGAATGGGGATCTGAGAATGCCCGTACTCTTCGACGTTAATTACCTAGCGCTTGGAGTGTCGCCTGCTGAGGCTCTGAAGGACGCGTGGCCTGGACGACTTCTGAAACCGTGGGAGTATCTGAAATTTTACCTGCATCCTGAGGTCGATTACGGCGCCGCGCCTCATCCTCCAAAGCTGACTTCTTCAAGTGGTCATCATACCAAAGCGGCTGTAAGTTCGTGTAATGGAACGCCGCTCGCTGACCTTCCGCCGTGCTCAGATCGAAATTGAAAATGGCGACGATATGATCGATTTGCCACGTACCTGCTTCCCTTCCACGATTGTCCCAATTCATTCCGGGCTGGAACTGTTTTTCGATGTGGCTGATTAGGGTCACTTGATCGCAGCCCAGCAGATCAAATGATTTGCCCATCTTGTTCTGGCCGGCCTGCTTGATCGCTCGATTCTGCCGGTTGCGAAGATAGCACACGGTTCGAAAATGCGGATCGGTCGCCATCTTCTTCCGCTGCCACGCAAGTTTATAGCGATTGATCTTCTCGCGGTTTTGAGCTCGATAAATCCGCCCATTCGCAGCTTTTGAAGCTTTGCGCTGCGGATCGTTTTTGCGCTTGGCATCGTGCCGCTTATCGAACTCCGGATCTTTCGCGAGCTTCCTTTCGCGAGACACCTTCCATCGCACGCTTTTCTCTTCGGCGGGCAATTTGGCTTGCCATGTCGCGTGGTTTTGCTTCTGCATTTCTCTGATCCTCCTGTATTCTTCAGGATCTGATTTTGCCTCGGCGTAACGCTTCCTATTGTAAGCTGCCCGATTAGCCCGGAACTCAGGGTCAGTCATCTTGGCGTGAAATCGCCGCATCTGCGCCTCGTTCAACTTTTGGCGCTTGAGCGGATCTGTGGGCCACTTGTACTTTTCCTTGTGCTCCCGGTAATACTGGCGTTGGTACTCGCGCCTTACGTCTGAGCTTTCCGTTTCTGCGGGCAGCTCGCTGCTTTTTGATGGAGGTGGATTTTCCGCCGATTCGGCCGCCAAGCCGACCAAGGGCAACTGCGTGTGGGTTTTTTCGCATAATGACATCAGCCAGAGACTAAGCCAAAGCGGTATGGATGTCGATGCGTTTCTAATAAAAAAGCCGGGTATTACCCCGGCTTCTTGATAAACCAAGACCAGTATTAGTAAGTCGAATACAAATCGTATGGGAGAGGGCCAGTTCGACCTGTGCTAATAGGCTTAATAGAGGCGAAGTTCTCTATTACCAAATTGTTTGCTGGGCATTCCACGATGGCTGTCCAAGTAGTGGAGTTTAACGTAACGGTGCTTGTAGGCCGGGACATTACACAAGCGAATGCCTCATCAATCTTCGCCAAGTCGTTAAGCGCACCTGATGTAAACTGTTTCCGATTCGAGGCCACGATCCCAGGGTAGATCCCGGGCCAATCCAGGATGAACATAAACCTGCCAGAGCCCTCCATGCCGGCGGTGGTCGCGGCGGCAGCCAAATCATCAAAATAAAAGTGTGAAATCATGTTTAACGTAACCCCTTGCGGCCATAGGAGTTTGTAACTATTCCACTTCATACCAAGCTCGGCCATTGAGCCCGGGGTCACGTTGACCGAGATCGTCCCGCTGCCGTACTGGGACTTGTAATAATCGATCATGGCCAGCTCGAACAGATAAGCCGTGGTCGAATCGGTGAGGATATCCACCGAATGCGTGTCCATCGCCGAGCCCATGTTATCTCGGTTGCGGATGAGCTGGTAGATCTGGTCGAAGAACTCGAGGAGGTTCAGCACCTGGCCCTGGAGATCATAGACGCGGTCGCATTCGAGCAGTTGCTCGTAAACGCCGACGGCATTGGCGCGGAACCCTACGCAGCGGCCTTCGGACCCTGGCAAATAGAGATCGCCACTGGCATAGGTGGAGATTTCGGGAAGCGAACGGTACAACGAAAGCGTCTGATTGGTATTGAGGCGCGTGTTCCAGAAAAAGCTGTTGAGCCACTCGCGCTGCGCGATTTCGCCCAGCTGCCGGTTGCGTTCCGCCATCGGCACGTCTCCGAAGATTCTGAAGTACTCATTGTTTTTGATGAGGCGCGCGAATGTTTCCTCGTACAGTTGATCCGAGCACAGGGTATAACGGCTGGTCTGAATCCAGAACGGCACGCGCTTGTTCGGGTTGAGCGCCGGCCGGTTATGGCACCACTGCTCGAAATCGTTGATGTTATTCGTGCCGCGAACGAGAACTCCGCGAGTCGGAACATTCGTCGTGTTGATCGAGTTGTACGAAGCCGAGCTTCGGCCCGTGGCTGTGACGGCAAGAACGCTGACGCCGCCGAACGTGGATGCCACCGCCTGGGTGATCTGCCACGCCGTACGCGCAGACGAACCGCCGGCTGTCCGGGAGGCGATGTAAATGTAGTTGTCGACCACGAACCATTGCGGGTCCAGCTCGATGGCGTTCCGGTTGATGACGTAGAAGGTCGCCGATGTCGTGCTGCCGGTTGAACCGATGACCTCCCAAAACTCGGCGTTGATGATCGATTTCTGGCTGGCGAGAATGAACGGCTGGATCTCGTCGTAGCCGCCGCGGACGGACTGCTTACTGATGAGCTTGCCCATCGGCTTGGCGTTTGCCATGAGCAAATCGTAGAGACCGTTGACGCGGGCGCCGCACATTTTGAGTTCGAGCTGCGTCGTCAGCAGCGAACTCATGTCCCGAAAATTTCCGGCACCGTCCGTGAATATTTGGGCGAGAATTGCCGGGGTTGCTGTTACGATGGAACATTTGGTCAGTGTTCCGCAGGAAGAGAGACTTGTTCCAATGGCCGGCAGACAACGGCCGTCGGTGCTGGTGGAGAAGATATTGGCGGCGATCGACATAAGGTTTTCGGGAGCACGACGGGTTCATCCCGTCAAATTGCTTCCTACGACCTTAAGCGGTGGAAGAGACTTCCCAAAATAACTTCGGCCTCGCCGGGTGCTGCCTTTCCGTCCTTACCGGTTGGTGTCCTGACGCTGGTTCTTGAAACAGCCTCGGGCGATGCCGGACTCCCATTGTTCTTAGCGGGTTGCGCTGGCTTTGCCGCAGCGGGTTTGGCCCCTGGTTTGGCTCCGTCGATCTTCTTGTATCCGAGCTTCTCCGCCGTTGCATTGAACTTTTCGATCTCGGCATCGCGAATTCTTTTGGCCTGAATCGCGTATTTCTGCGCGAGAAGGTAGGCGATGTCGTCCTGGTCCAGAAACCAGTAACCGGCCTTTTGATCCTGCGGCAGCCTGCCGAAAGCCATCCGGCCGATGAACCGTTTCCCGTCGCGCATCTGGTCTTCCCTGGACAGCTTGGAGATCCGGTCCTCCTGACCGAGGATGAAATCGGAGAGTTCCTTGTGCGCCGGGTTTGCCGGATCGTAGTTCACCCCGCCGTTCGGGTCATGCAAGCGCACCAGTTCGGCTGTGAGCGAGCTGACCGCACCGGCCATGTGGTTGAGAATCCCGGCAGTGATCGGATCCCGCTCCATCAGCTCCTTCACACCGTCGGGTTTTTTGATCTCGCCAGCTATCTCCGGGTCGAATTCGTTGAGAAGCATCTCGACGCTTTGCAGGACCTTCTGCTGAATTACCGGTTCCAGGGTGGTCCTGGCACGCTCCTGCTCCATCGCCGCGATCTTGTCGTTGAGCGGTTTGACCGCCTGCGAAGCGATCTCGCGCGCGCCGATGGTGATTTCGGCCTTCTTCCAATCGTCCTCATCCACCGCCGGCTCGATGCGCGCGAAGAACTCGTTGTGCTGCTCGTCCTCGGCGTCGAATGCTTGGCCGGGGTTTTCCTTCGCCCAAGTCTTGACGTACTCCTTGATCTTCGGAATGGACTCCAGGTACTGCTCGGTGATGCCCTTGTACTGCGCTGGCTTCAGGGATTCCAGTTCCTGATAAACGATCAACTGGTCGCGTTCTTTCTGCGTGAGTCCGTCCTCGGGACGCTTGGGAGCTGGTTTCTCCTCCGGTTTCGCAGTCGGAGCCATTCTTGCCACGGCATTGGTGGCAGCCTCGGCAGCGGCAGCCGCGGCGCGCTCGGTGATCTCGGCTTCACTGGCTCGTTTCCTTCTCGGCGCGGGCGTTGGTGGTTCTTCTCCCTTCTTTGGCTCTGGCTTTTTCTCGGGCGGTTCTTCTCCCTTGGGATCTTCCTTCGCCTTCGGCTTCTTCCTGAACAGCTTCTCCGAAATGGTTTCTCCGGCCTTCTTCCATTCTTCCTCCTGGTTCTTCTCGGCTGTCTCCCGCTTCGTCTTTTCCTCGGGCTTCTCTTCCGCCGGAGTTTCATCACCCACCTTGGGCTTCGGCTCCGCCTTGGTCTTCGGTTCCGGCCTCGTTATCGTTTCGGTGCTCTCCGCAATGCTCGGAAGCTCCCTGGGCTTGATGATCGGCGCATCGCTCAGGTCCATCTGGCTTGCCAGAGTTTCGAGCAGGGTCGGTGCT